GCCACCGTGAATGATTACGTCCATGGGATGGACGCGCATTTCGAGGACTTGCAGGCCCTGTGCCTTGGCATGGCAACCCTACGCGCCCAGCTTGCGGAGATAGCTGCGAGTGAGCCTGTTGGCAAAGTTGTTTCTAGTGGGCCTGCAAACTTGCCAGTATTTCAATGGCTATCTGCAGACCATTCGCTTCGCTGCAACATTGGTGATGAGCTATTCACCCGCCCCATGTCTGCTGATGTGACTGAGTTGGTGGAGCTACTGGAATTCATGTGGCGCGATGTGCCCATGAACGAGTATGCCTTTGAAAAGCTAGAGGCAGCACTATCCAAATACAAAGGAGCGAAGTTATGAAAAAGCAACTTGGGTATATCGACATCCCATCAGGTACGTTTGAAACACTTGGGGTATTGGCTGGTATTGGATTGCTATCTCTGCTTGGATGTGCTGGGTACGGGTTGTACTGGCTTGTTACGCATGTGAGGTTCGTATGACACACATAACAATAGAAACCGCCCTGCTGGAGCAGCTTGTGGGGGCGCTGGAAGTATCGAAACGCTGGCATAACGGGGACAAGTACCGATATGGAAAGCCGCAGCAGAGACAAGCGTGGACGGCTCAGTCAGGCGAATTAGACACCGCCATCACCGCAGGCCGCGCAGCACTTGAGGGTGCGGAGCGGGTAAGAGGCAAACCGGCAGCTTATATAGTGCATAGGGCTATGTGTGAACCATACATTTCGTATAGAAAAGTCAAAGATGCATTAAGAAACGAGCCGCTCTACAAGGAACCCCAATGACCACACTACAACAATCTGCGATGCGCAAGGCGCTGGAATACATTGAGGGGGCTACTGCCGGGTTATTGGCAAAGATGGATGCCATCGAAGCTCTACGCACTGCACTGGAGCAGCAGGCTACGCTAGTTCCGCAGGAGTGGACAAGCCTGCTGGCCTACGCCCTGCAAGACGACATGCACAACCGGCTGACACCTCGCGTTATCGACATAGCCTATACGGCCTTCACGCTGGCCAAGAAGGTGAACAGTGAAGATGGTGGGGCGTCAGACTGGTTCAACGATACCAAGCCGACAGTGGCAAAGATGATCGCCAAGCTGAGGGGGGACTTGGTAGAAGAGTTCGCCGCCAAACAGGCACTGGCGCAGCAGGGGGAGCAGCAGCCGGTTTGCGCGGGATGCGGAATACCCGAAGGCGATGTGCACATTAGTACCTGCCAATCAGGAAAGTGGCCGTTGCGTGTCAGCAATGGCGACACAGCCGCACCAGCACCACAGCCCAAGGGGTTATTTATCGACATGATTACAGAGCATGGCCCTGAGTTCGTTGCTGAGATTGCGGCAATCGGTGAGACAGCACCACAGCCAGCGCAATCAAATCAGGTGCTGATTGATGCGCTGAAACTTTGCTACGAACACTGCCGCACGTACCACCCTGATGTGGAGAAAAACAATGTCGGGGAGGCTGTGCGTGCCGCCCTGCAATCCGCGCAGTCAGTAGTAGCGCAGCCCGACCATATTCCTGACGCCGGGGAAATGGTGCCGCTGACGGATGACCGCGTTATTGGGCTACTTGCAGAGCATGGCTGTATAGGCGCCCAGAGCAAAAACGACTTCGTTGCCGGGTTGCGGTATGGCGAAGCAGCCCATGGCATCGGCGTGGGAAATACAATTGGAAAATGACCGACAAGCCCAAGAAGACCCGCGCACCAGGTGGTGGCCGAAAGGCCGCAGACGGGGTGAAGCCAACCCGCAAATTCATGCTGCGTGTGGATGACGTGCAGCACGCGAAACTGCTGCGCCTTGGCGGGGCGGTGTTCCTGCGGCGCAAGATCAACGAAGAGGTTGAAAAATAATTTTCAAAACCCCTTCACACGCCGCTGTCAAACACTCTATATTGCCGCCACACAACAAAGGCGGGCGAAAATCCGTCACAAAAACAAGTGGCTCTCTCTTAGGGGAAAGCCGCCTTTTGATTTTGTTGTGTGGACAATCGTCATAGAGGAAGGGCGCGCCGACTGACTGGAGTAATCCAGGCGCGGAGAAATCCACGCAACCAGGCAGGCCCAACGATGCCAGCGGAGTGCGCAAGCACGAAGCCCACTCTGGTGTAGTCCGGGGCGTTAGATCGCTACAAGCCATCCGTGTGTAAGGCCCACGGAGCCAATTTAGCTGCCCTGCCATGTGTAGGCACAGTATCCGAAGCCCTTGGGTAGCAATACCCCGGGGCTTTTGTCATTCTAGTTAGGCGGGGGCGCTCAACACCAAGACTGCTACATGCACCTGGAGCGCACCCCGCACCCATTCGACCCGTCATAGCCGGCATCCATACCGGTCCCAGTGCGGGTTAAACGCTGGGGCTCTCCTAGGGGGCACGCACTCTGTCCTACTTTTGGAATGAGTGAGTAGGGCAATACCACCCAGCGCCGCAAGGCGTCGAGTCCCGATGGGTGCGTGTCTCTCCCGAAGGGGGAGGAAGGAATTGAGCATGCATGTAACAACACAAGATGCGGTTGAGCTTACGGAATCACTCATTGAGCGGTTTGCCAATGCGGGCCGAGAAGTGCAGCGCATTGCGCGCAGTTTCTTCGAATTCGAACTACTGCAGGATCAGGCCATGTCGTCATTGATGCGGGCCACAGAGAAGTCTGGTGAATCCGCAGTTGTTCAGCAGTTACTGCACTTCATGAGGCATCCGAGTTCGCATGTGCCATTGGATTGCCTGTCAATGTCACCCGATGACACGGTGGTATTGGAGTACACGCTCAAGATTGGAAGGGCCGACATAGTCATCTTCCACGTCGATGGCTCTGCTTCTGTCATTGAGGTGAAAGACGGGGCCACAGGATACCGGAGTGTCGTAGCTGGCATTGGCCAGGCTTCTTTGTATGCGTGCCAGATAGCCGCATTGAAGGTATCTCTCAAAGATGTTCGGCGTGTACTGGCATGGAGCAGCATTGGCAACGATGCCGAGGATCGAGTCGTTAAAGAAGCCTGCGAAATGGCCGGCGTACTCCCCATACAACTGTTTGGTACGAACCAAATCAAGCGCGCGTTCGATAACGCAGTCCAGGTGAAGATCAATTCCACTTGCCTGACTATTGCGGAAAGTGCGTGATGGTAGACAAGCAAACAGACTGGGAACTGATCGAGAAGCACTACCGGGCAGGCATCCTATCCAACGTACAGATCGCAACTGAGTGCGGAGTTACGGAGGGGGCCATTCGCAAGAAGGCCAAGAAGGAGCTTTGGACCAAAGACCTCAAGGAAAAGATCAAGGCACGCGCCGAGGAATTGGTACGAGCCCAGCAAGTACGAACCCCTAGTACGAGGCTGACGCCAGTCTCGGAAAAACAGGTGGTTGAAGACAACGCACAGGCAACCGCCATCGTATTGATAGCCCAGAAGGGCAGCATTGCCCGTGGTCATGCGCTGTTCCGTAGCCTGATGGATGAACTGGAAGCGGTGACCAACAACAAGGAACTGTTCGCCGAGTTGGGCGACTTACTGGATCAGTCATCGACGGACGAAGACGGTAAGCAGCGCCAGGACAAGCGAAACGAGATTTACCAAAAGGTCATTTCCATGACTGGCCGGGTCGATTCGGCGAAAAAGCTGATTGAGATTCTGGAAAAGACGGTCAAGCTGGAGCGCGAGGCCTTCGGAATCGACAACACCGACAAGGCGACAGAAAGCCCGGTGGACGCTGCATTGAAGCAGTTTGCCGCCTGGAAGAAGAATGGCGGCGCCTAACGCCATTGACCCGGAGGTGATTCGGGAGGCGGTGGAGAACTTTGAGGCCTACTGCGCGATTTGCCTGCAGGTCAAGAACAAGAAAGGTGACACGGTTCCGTTTGCGTGGAACCGTGCGCAGCGCCATATCCATGCGGAGCTGGAGAAGCAGCGCAAGGAAAAGGGCTATGTCCGGGCACTTTTGCTGAAAGGCCGGCAGCAGGGCGGGTCAACGTATGTCGGTGCACGGTTCTACCACCGCACCAGCACGACCCCGGGCCGGTCGGCGTTCATCGTGGCGCACGAAGAGAAGGCCACGCGCAACCTGTTTGAAATGGTCAAGCGGTATCACCAGCACAACCCGCTGGCACCGAGCACCAAGAGCAGTAACGCGCAGGAACTTGTGTTTGGCGCGATTGATGCCGGTTACAAGCTGGCCACCGCGGGAACGGATGACGTGGGGCGCTCCAACACCGCGCAGTTGCTGCACGGATCGGAGTTTGCGTTTTGGAACAACGCGCCAATGCACCTGGCCGGCATCGGTAACACGATTGCGCTGGCAGAGGGCACCGAGATTATTTTGGAGTCCACAGGGAACGGGATTGGCAACCAGTTCCATGAAATGTGGCAGACCGCCGAGGCGGGGAAGGGCGACTACATCGCCATTTTCGTGCCGTGGTTCTGGCAGGACGAGTACCAGAAAGACCCGCCTGCCGATTGGGAACTGAGCCAAGAGGACATTGAGTACCAGAACGCCTATGGGCTGACCCTGCGGCAGATGGCTTTTCGCCATTCCAAACGATTGGAGTACGGCCCTGGGCGTGAATGGCTATTTGACCAGGAATACCCGGCCACCCCATCGCTGGCGTTCCAGAGCGGGACTAAAAACCCGCTGATTTCACCGGCTAACGTGATGGCGGCAGTCAACAACGTGATGTTCCGGGAGCGCATGGGTCCGCTGCTGATTGGCTGTGACCCGGCAGGCGAGGGCGATGACCGCACGGCGATTGTGTTTCGCCAGGGCAGAACGGTATTCCGCGTGGAGTACCACACGAAGCTGAACACAATGCAGATCGCCGGCAAGTTGGCGCAGTACCACCGTGAAATGAACCCGGATGGCATCTTTGTGGACAAGTTGGGCCTGGGCGCCGGGGTTTATGACCGGCTGCTGGAGTTGAGTATCCCGGTCATTGGCGTTGGCGCCGGATCCAAGGCGACGAATTCCGAGCGCTATGAGAACAAACGGGCCGAAATGTGGTGGTTGATGGCGGAATGGTTTGCCAACGCACCGGTTCGCATCCCGAACGATGCAGCACTGATTGCGGACCTGTCCACCTTCCAGCCTGAGACATCGAGCAACGGGCGCCGACAGCTTGAGAGCAAGCAGAAATTGAAACGCCGGGGCATTCGCAGCCCGGACGGGGCCGACGC